AGCAGTTAGAGAATGATCGCATGCCAATCAATCAACAGGCTTTGATGAAGAAGTTCGGCTTCACTCATGGCTATGTTAAGCAGTTAGAACGTAGAGGGTTAAGATTTCGTAAGCAAGGGAAAGATATTATGTATGATATCAATGATGTTTATGAGATTTTGGAATTAGAAAAAGAAGTACGAAAATTAAGAGCATAAGAAGATAAAAATGTTTGAACCACCGATTTTAAACCAGCTAATGGGGGTTGGAGCCTTGCTGATTGGATTTGCAGGGGCTTGCCGTCATATCAAACTGCAAGAGGAACGTAAGGAAAAAGAAAGACGAGAAGAGCAAGAATTTGCGTCTATGATTATTCAAGGCTATAACCATGCTTATGAACGTGGTAGAGAGGACAAATGGCAAGAGATTCGCAAGAATATTAAGCGAGAGTTTAAAGGCTTTACCTACGACAATGAACCGCCTGTAGGCCTACGCCCTGAGCCGTTAGCTTTGCCAGATCCTAAAATGCACATCATGAAGTAAGGAGATCAGGAAATGGAAGAATTGATTGAATGGCTATTGTGGCATGAGAGAGTGAACTTTGAAATGATGTCGTCTGATGAAGAGAAGTCTGATTTTGAAATATATTTAGAGGACGAGAATAGAAAAATATCACTCATCAAAGAATACCTAACGGACTATGAAAAACTAGCTAAGGACTATCGTGATGTGGTCTCCGAAAATAAACTACTAAAGGTTGAGAAGATGGCACTAGAAGGCAGTCACATCTATGAGGATATGCGGATGAAGTACCGTGCGAACCGTAGGAAGTGGGGTGTGAGATTATGGCGTTAAAAAAACAAGCGATACTATTGGATTCAACTCGCTCAAGATTTTTTCAAGAATTACTTGAAAGGCTTGAGAATGGAGGTGGCTGATGTTTATTTTAAAGCATGGGACAAGAGAGGATAAGCCTTTTCTGATGTCCGCTGTTATCGGTGTGACTGGCTTGGACATTTCATGTTCTGAGGAGAAGAAAGCTTTGCGGTTTGTTTCTCGGGCGGCCGCCGTACAGGTCGGCAAGGCATTGAGGGGTTCCTTTGGGAACTTTTACCCTGTCGAGGTTGAGTGATGTTAGAGCTTTACTTCGTCTACAATGGGCACTGCAAGTTTTACCTTGGGAGGTTTGACAATGTCGATGATCTCATTGAGCAAATGGAAGATCATCAGTGGGCTTTCTCGGCTATCACTCATCCGAGGTTTCATAAGCACATTGGTCAGCGGACGACACGGTTTGACTACGGTGCTAAGGATTGTTACTATTTAGCGACTTTTTTCAGGAGGATAAGAAAATGATTGAACTTATTAAAGAATTTGGAATGGCTATTCTGTGGTTATTTCTCGGCTACTTAATCGGGGAACGTGCAGCAAGAAAGGAAAAGAAAGATGATCAATAATGTTACGTTAGTGGGGCGCTTGACGAAAGACCCTGAATTAAAATATACGCCGTCGAATGTGGCGGTTGCAACCTTTACTCTGGCGGTCAATCGGAACTTCAAGGGAGCCAATGGTGAGCGAGAGGCGGACTTCATCAACTGTATGATGTGGCGCAAGCAGGCTGAGCTGTTTGCGGAATGGTGCAAGAAAGGCAATCTGGTCGGTGTGACGGGGCGCATCCAGACAAGGAACTATGAGAATCAAGAGGGTCGCAGAGTCTATCTGACTGAGGTGGTCGCAGATGGTTTCGAGCGACTTGAAAAGCGTGATGATACCACTAACCGTTCGAACATTGAGGAACAAATGCCAGGATACATCCTTGAAGAAGATGATTTTCCGTTTTAGTAAGAGGTAAGAAACATGGTTGGAGTAACCTAACAGGAAATTCATCTCTTTGTTGAATTTTTGAAAGAGCAGTATGGCCAAGGTCGTCCAGACTATATCGAAGCCCTGAACGACTTAGACGGTCTGGTGGAAGTCTCCTACAGAGAAGCTATTGAAAGATTTTTAGAAGATGAAGTACGATAAACAAAGTGTCATCGACGGACTGAAACGCACAATCGAGCAAACGGAGGCAAGGATAGTTGATCTATCTGAGCCGTGTGTCAAATCGCTTGCTTTTAGCAGGTCTGAGGAACGTGACTTGCTTAAAAAGAAAGTGAAAAACTGGAAGAAAAGAATAAAGGAGTTGGAAGATGAAAATAGGTGACAATGTTGTTTTACGCGGAACCATAAAAGGTGTAACTTATGGGGAATACGGCTTTCCACACTATTTAGTAACTTTACCAAACGGATGTGAAACTGAGTTTCCTAAACCATATATTGAAGACTTGCAACAACTAGACGAACCGCAACCAATTAAAGTTCCGCAGTTTGTGGCGGATTGGATAACGCATTCAAAAAATATAGGGTGTTCTCTATTTGGAGCAATGAGTATCTTTGAAGAAAATTTCGAGATTAAAAAGTGGATGCAATGGGCAGAAAACCAAGAAACATTCGCTCAAGCTTGGATTTTCGGCTACGAGGTCGAGAAAGAATCGAAGTATATTGTGAAGGTGAAAGCGACTGGACAATGCTTAGGAAAATATTACATCAACAATGAGATATTATCACCAAGATTTATCTACACAGGACGACATGCAGATAGTTTCACCCGTAAAGAACTTGAAGAAGCGGATTTCAGCTGGGTGTTTGATTGCGATGGCGTGGGAGTTGAGGAGGTGGAGTGATGAACGAGCCAAACATTTTAGAGACACAATTGATTTTAGGTAAGCAAGTTTTAGAGATTGTCTTGGATTTGCTAAAAAACGACTCAAAAGCAGGGGTAGTTTTGCCTTTAAATATAAATGATCATGATTTTACTATCACGATTGAAAAGGAGGTCACAGATTGAAACGATTCATAGCTATCTGGATTCTGCTATCTGCTGGATTAAACATCTGGCAGATGGACAGGATTCGAGATTTGGAAGAGAAGAAGCCTATGATTGTCTATAAAGCTGATAGCGCAGGCGCTGAGGTATTTGGCAAGGTTGTCGAGAAAGGACGACATGGGAAGTTGTATACAGTGACCATTCGTGATTACGGTGTGTTCGTGGTTACGAAGGACGTGTATGAAAAGGTGACGGTCGGGGATGAGGTGATGCTGTGAAATTTCTTGACTTATTCGCAGGCATCGGTGGCTTTCGTCTAGGCATGGAGTCTGCCGGCCATAAATGTATCGGATTTTGTGAGATTGACAAGTTTGCTAGAGAAAGCTATAAAGCGATACACAATACGAAAGGAGAAATAGAATTACATGACATCACAGCAGTATCAGATGAATCTATTCGAGGAATCGGAAGCGTGGACATTATCTGTGGAGGATTTCCGTGCCAAGCTTTCAGTGTTGCAGGAGCAAGACGAGGATTCGAGGATACTAGAGGAACTTTGTTCTTTGAAATCGCAAGGTTCGCATCTATTCTCAGACCTAAATATCTATTCCTTGAAAATGTCAAAGGACTCCTCAACCATGACAAAGGAAATACCTTTGAGGTCATCCTCTCAGCGTTGGATGAACTTGGGTATGATGTGGAATGGCAAGTGCTTAACAGCAAGAATTTTGGAGTCCCCCAAAATCGGGAACGTGTGTTCATTATCGGACATCTTAGAGGAAAAAGTGGACGAAAAATTTTTCCTCTCAGCGGAGAAAATCAGTCAACTAGTAGCCATTCAGTCATAAAAATTGGTAATGTAAATCCATCTGGAAATGGCATGAATGGGGAAGTCTATCAAGCTGATGGTCTAGCTCCAACGCTAACAACAAACAAGGGAGAGGGGCAAAAGATAGCAATAAAAAGTAATACTATAAAACAATTTGGGGTATTACAACCTAATTTTAATCAATGTGGCGTGGTTTACGAAACAGAGGGCATCGCACCAACAATCCGAGCCTATCAAGGTGGAGGTCTTGAGCCTAAAATCATTCAGCGTGGTCATGGGTATAATCAAGGCGGAGAACATGACATCGCTCCTACTTTAACTAGTAATAGCTATCACGAGAACAATCATTTATCAGATGGTTTTAGGATTAGAAAATTGACACCTCGTGAATGTTGGAGGTTACAAGGTTTTCCTGACTGGGCTTTTGACAAGGTGCAAAAGGTCAATAGCAACAGTCAATTGTACAAACAAGCAGGAAATAGCGTGACAGTCAATGTCATAGCAGCAATAGCAAAGGAGTTATCATGAACACACTAGAAAACGTAAAACAATGGTTTATAGACCGTGACCTTGAAAACGGTGGACGACTGGATAAGCAGTCTTTGAAACTTAGCGAAGAGTTCGGCGAACTATGCGCCGGCTATCTCAAGAAGAATGAACAGTTAACCAAGGACAGTATTGGAGATTGCGCAGTTGTTATTGTTGGACTGGCGTTGTTGGTTAAAGCTGATGTGCAAGGAATATTTGATGATTCTATAGTGATCTTTGAAGAAGATGTGTCTGATTATTTTAAAGATTTAAATAAAAATATCAGCTGCTTTCAAAGGTGCTACAGCTGGAAAGATAAATCTATGTGTGAGATGTATCTATCATTTTCCGTTGATTCGTTAAAAACAATCAGTTATGCGCTAGGTTATAGCTTCGAAGAATGTTTTGAACTGGCATACCAAGAAATCAAAGACCGCAAGGGTAAATGGATTGATGGAACTTTCGTCAAAGAGGAGGATTTAACATGATACCAAATTTTAGAGCGTATGATGGCGGTTCGTTAAATCGTATGTATCAACCGGACGAAGTGATGGTTGGTGGTGGCGATATCTGGATTATTGATGAGGATTCAGTCGCTGGTGACTGGATAGTAAACAATGACCTTCATCTCATGCAGTCAACAGGCTTGCATGATAAGAACGGCAAGGAAATCTTTGAGGGGGATATCCTTGATTACAAAGGCAGAAAAGCGCTTGTAAGATGGCATGGATCTTATGCAAGTTTTATTTACAGATTTGTAGATGAGTTACAAAAACGAAATACAGAATGGAAACCTCTTTATTTAGCTTACATGAAATGTGAAATCATCGGCAACGTCTACGAGAACCCTGAACTTTTGGAGGATAAATAATGTACCCAGAAATAATTGACAACATAAACAAACCAAATCACTACATCGGGACTTATGGTCTCGAAGTGAAGGATGTTACGAGGAATTTTATCAAAGGCAAGTCAGAGATGGAAGCACATCGTTGGTGCAGTGCGGTAGAGTATTTACTTCGCTACAAAGAGAAAAACGGTCTTGAAGACCTGAAGAAAGCACGCAAGAACCTAGATTGGTTGATTGAGGAGATGGAGCATGAGTGAGTACGCATTGTATCAAGGGGATGTGTTCATAACGTTAGGTACTCTTGCTGAAATCAGCAAACAAACAGGAATCGCTGAAAGGATGTTGAAGTATTATACTTTTGCATCCACGCAAAGAAGAAATCCAAATGGTAGAGCTGTCGTAAAGATTGAGGTGGATGATGAATAGAGAAGATAAGACTTTTCCAGAACAATTACGGATGTGGCGAAAATCAAGACGATTGACACAAACAGAAGCTGGGAAAGTGCTCGGTGTTTCAGTAAATACGATTGGCCGTTGGGAAGGAGGCAGGGTACCGCCTGAACGTTTTAGAAAAAGAATAGCTGAAGAGTTAGGAGTTGAGGAATCGATTTTATTCGACGTAGTACCCAAAGAATTCAATACCCTTTTAAAAACGAAACGGCTAGAGCGTAAACTGACTCAAAAAGAGCTTGGTGAACGATTAGGATATTCTGAAGCGACGATTAGCATTTGGGAAAATGGTGGCAGAATTTCAGAGTTTGCTATCGAAGACATCTGCACATTTTTTGGAATTGAGATATAAAAAAAGAGCCAGCACACGGCTGACCCTCAAACAACAAAATCATTAAGACTATTATATCATGAGGAGGAGTTCGTGTGCAAATAGAATTATTAGATATCATTGATGAAAAGAAAACCAGAAAGGAAGCTATCAAAGTCCTTAAAAAATACAGTCGCCTGAGACGGATAGCTGGAGAAGAATACGCCCCCAAAATAACAATATCCTACTCGCTTGAACCAAGATCATCAAGTGGCAAGACAAGCAAGCAGGTAGAAAGTATGGTTGTGCGTAGAGTGTCAGCTCAGCAGGACCTAGAGCTAATCGCTAAAGCAATCAACAATCTTTCCGATTTAGAATACACACGTATTCTTGTTGAACGATATTGCAGGAAAAAGAAGAGGGAAGACTATAGCATTTATTCAGAACTAGGCTACTCATCTAGTGAATATTATCGGATATTGAACAAAGCTCTATTAGAGTTTGCGGAGTCCTATCAAGCAAGCAATCTTCTAGTTTACAAGTGATTTCTGGGAAAATCTTGGGAAAAATCTGGTAAAATCTTGGGAGAATTGGAACAGAAAAAGGTGCTAAAATAGTATTATCCAATGATTGGCAACGAACAGTCATGAGGACTCCTAAAAATACAGAGGCTTCGGCCTCTTAGACAGTAAGGACAGGTTAGCAGGTTGTTTGGGTCTCCTTGAAACTTTTACCAAGCGTACGTTTTACTGCTAGACCAGCTGGTTCAATTCCAGCTACTGTCATATTCAATGCCACGATCAGTGGCTTTTTATGTAGGAAGGAGAGGTGCATGAAGAAAGTAGAACCAATCCGTGATCTAGATGATATCGAACGAATGAAAAATTATTTAAAATCAAAAAGTGAACGAAACTATATTCTCTTTTTATTTGGGATATACTCAGGTTTACGAGTAAGCGATATTGTTCCTCTTCAAGTAAAACATGTCACCCAAGACAGAATAGAAATCAAAGAGAAAAAGACAGGGAAGATAAGAAGGTTCGCAGTTAACCCAGAGTTAAGAAAAGCCTTGAACCGCTACATAAAAGAAAATAATCTTGAAAGTTACGACTACCTCTTTCCGAGCCGGAAGAAAGTGAGGGGCGATGGACTTAGAATCAAGCATATAGGAAGAGTAGCTGTGTATCAATTTCTAAATGATGCAGCAAATCATTCTGGACTTGAACACATTGGTACTCACTCGATGAGAAAAACATTTGGGTACCATCACTACAAACAGAATGGCAATATAGCTATCTTAATGCAGATACTTAATCACTCTGCACCAGATATAACATTGGATTATATAGGTTATAATCAAGATGAAATAGATGAAAGTATGCTTACTTTTACGTATTAAAAACATGTCTATTTATCATATTGAGAAACGGTAGATTCAATAAATTAGAAATGTGGCTGAAGCATTGTCTAGACTGAGTTAAAGAAGGTTCTCTCGAAAGTCACAAAATATAAGATATGTTAAATACAAGAGGGGGTGGGTGCACTAAAAACACCCCTGTTTTGAAAGATACCGAGGGGGTACATTTGAGAATACCAACCCCCTCCTTTAAAAAGAAAGGACCCCCTCCCTAGATGAATACCAACCCCATCCGCGCAGACCGTAGTGGACCACATAGAGTAGCCTTTGAGAAGAACAAGAAGATTATCTTAAAGACAAGAAACACTTGTGGAATATGTGGCCAGCCTGTAGACAAAGACCTGAGATATCCTCATCCATTAAGTCCAGTCATTGACCACATCGTTCCAGTAAATAAGAACGGACATCCATCTGACATTGCTAACTTGCAATTGGCGCACTGGCAATGCAATAGACAGAAGTCTGACAAGCTATACGCCGATGAGAAGACAAACGGAACAAAGGTTATCGGTAATAGGAACTTGCCACAAAGCACAGATTGGTTTAAGTATAAGAGTTAAAAAATAAACGTGATTAAAAAAGGACGAGTGTTCCTGCCAAGGTGGGGGGTGACCCCCTCCCCCTCGGTTCTTCAGGGCTTCACACCGTCACTGTACATTTTTTCTCGCGGGAAATGAAAGGTAGTTGTATAAAATGACATTGAAAGGTATGGGCTATCTCAGGAAGAAGTTAGCCAATTACAAAATGGGTGTAGATACTAGATATAATCAGTATGCTATGCAACACAATGACATAGATGTTGGTATTACGATACCACCTCAAATCAGGCAACAATATCGGGCGGTCTTAGGTTGGGCTGCTAAAGGTGTTGATAGCCTAGCAGACCGTTTGGTCTTTCGTGAGTTTGCTAACGACGAATTTGGGGCAAATGAAATCTTTGCTCAGAACAATCCAGATGTATTCTTTGATAGCGCGATCCTTTCAGCTTTGATTGGGTCGTGTTGTTTTGTCTACATCTCGCAAGGAGATGACGATGATGCTCCTAGGTTGCAGGTTATCGAAGCAAGCAATGCGACTGGTGTTCTGGATCCTATCACTGGTTTGCTGAATGAGGGATATGCAGTTTTGAAACGGGATGATAATGGTTATGCCGTGCTTGAGGCTTACTTCACTGGTGATGTGACTTGGTTCTATCCGAAAGATGGAAAACCGTTTGCAATCGGAAATCCAACTGGGGTTCCTTTGTTGGTGCCAGTTATTCATAGACCTGATGCGGTTCGTCCGTTTGGTCGGTCACGAATTACTCGGGCTGGGATGTACTATCAGAGATACGCTAAACGAACACTTGAACGGTCAGATGTGACTGCTGAGTTCTATTCATTCCCTCAAAAGTATGTGTTGGGGTTGAGCCAAGACGCTGAGGCGATTGATACTTGGAAAGCGACTGTATCTAGCTTGCTGACGTTTACAAAAGATGATGAAGGGGACAAGCCGAATGTGGGACAATTCACCACATCCAGCATGTCTCCTTTTACTGAGCAGTTACGGACTGCAGCTGCTGGATTTGCTGGAGAAATGGGCTTGACCTTGGATGACCTTGGCTTTGTGTCTGACAATCCGTCATCCGTTGAAGCTATCAAGGCTAGTCATGAGAACTTGCGGTTAGCTGGTCGGAAGGCTCAGCGCTCTCTGGGTTCTGGTTTGCTGAATGTGGCTTATGTAGCTACTTGTTTACGTGATGAGTTTCCGTATTTGAGAAAGCAGTTTAATAAAACGGTCGTGAAGTGGGAGCCTTTGTTTGAGGCGGACGCTAACATGCTGACCTTGATTGGTGATGGTGTTATCAAACTGAACCAAGCGGTGCCTGGCTATATGGATGCTGAAACCATCCGTGACTTGACTGGAATTAAGGGGTCAGACAAGCCTGCTCCAGTAGCGAAGGAGGGAACAGATGGTGGAGGATATCGTTCCGAACCTGCTCAAGAAAATCAAGTCTGAGTTTGAAGGTGCTAGACTAGACAGCGAGGTCTTGAAAGACTTGCTGTCTAAGCTACATCATAACAAGGCAAGTTATTTGGACGCTAATCAATATGCTATTGAAATTGGGGAGATACTTTCTAAGGCTCTAGGAGTCTCTCTGACGAACGAAACACTACCAGACGGTAAAATGTATTACAATATCGCTCAGCGCGTGCTGACGGACGTTCTGGGGCGAAATCATGAGCTTGTGAGTGATTATGCTGAACAAGTTCAGAAGAATTTGAACTCTGAGGCTAAAATTGGGTTAGCTGCTCAGGTTCCTGAATTGAATCAAGACAGAGTTGATGGTCTGGTCAATCGTTTAGCCAGTGAGGAAAGTTTTGATGATGTTCGTTGGCTATTAGAAGAGCCTGTTGTGAACTTTACTCAATCGATAATTGATGATAGTATCCAGAAAAATGCGGAATTTCATCATAAATCTGGTTTGCAGCCTGAGATTGTAAGAAAATCAGCTTATCATTGCTGTGAGTGGTGTCAGGAAGTTCAAGGCATTTACAGATACCCAAGAGTTCCAAAGGATATTTATCGAAGACATCAACGTTGTAGATGCACTGTTGATTATGATCCTAAAAGTGGTAAGGTCCAAAATGTTTGGACAAAAAAATGGAGTAAGGAAGATAGTAATTCCCGCAAAGAAGAACGAATTAAACAACAAAAACAGTATTCTGAGAAAATCATTGAAAAAAAAGAATCCGAATTCAAAAATAGACAATTGCTCCATTATAAAAATGAGGCTATTGATGCCATTAAGAAAACAAATATGTCCCAAAAAGTTGGGATGGACAATTATAAGAAATTCATAGATATTTTTGATACAATCAAAGATGAAAATACGTTGAAGTTGTACCAAAAATTAGGGTCAAAAATAGAATACGAAAAATTAGGTAAAACAGGAAATTTTGCTGAGAAAAATCGTGTACAACTTAACCAAAACGCTTTCGATGGGAAGGTAGTAAAAACTTTAAACAAATACTGGGCTAAACCATTGTCAACCACATTTCATGAAAATGGCCACGCTTTGGACTATTTGGGCTTACAAGCTATAACAAAAGGAAAAAAAGTGGTTATTGGAGAAAAGAATGTACGACTATTTGGAGAAACGACAAAAGTTTCAGTATATGCAACACATAGCTCTCATTTGCCACAATACAATCTAAGAGAAACAATTAGAGAAGATTTATGGAGACGCATTAATGGAGACTTACCGATGATTAAAGAATTAGGCGAGAATCCAAAACAATCCGAAAAGAATAAAATCATTAAGACTGCAAAGGAAAATCAAAAAAAATTCCAGGAGGAGATGAAAGAATTATTCAAAGAAAATCCTTCTGCGGTTGCGAATCTTTCAGATATGGTAGAAGCTACTGGCTGGTATAAAGAGCCTCAACCATTTGGATATGGACATGGTAAGAACTACTGGAAGAAGCCAGGTTCTGCGGAAGCTGAGTTTTTTGCTGAAATTTCTGAACTGATAGCAGTCGACCCTGAGGCATATCGGGTGGTAAAGGAAATATTACCAAATGCAGTAAACGTTTATCATAAAATTGTTAATGATATTTTGAAAGGAGTCTGAAATGTTTCATGTGATTGATGAGGAAGTAAGTCTGAGAGTAGAAATCGCGGAAGCGAAATATTTAATTCATTTTAGAGAACGATTTCCGTCAGATATTTTCTTTGATGATGAGATAGATTCTGTAACCGCTGAAAAAATTGAAAAGGCGGTTGAAAAATGTATATCTCAAAATAAACCTTATGTTAAACCAGATGGATACGAAGACCGTCTTTATTAATGTAGCACTCGTAAGGGTGCTTTTCTTATGCTTAGAAAGGGGTAACGATGGAAAACACGATTGATTTTTCAGAGAAAAAGTCTAGTCTGGAGCGTGGTGCTTCTGTGAAAGAAATTTTGGAAGAAAATCTTGAGGCTAGTCATAACTATACTTCGGTATTAGTGGTTTCTTTGGATAAAGATGGTGAGATAAATCTTGGCTATAGCTGGGATAGTAGTTTGCAGGCATTGGGAATGCTCGATGTTGCTAAAAACTATATTTTGAACGTGATTAATTAAATCATCCCAGCGATAGGGTTATCATGCGGTACGATTGAAAGGAGCAGTGGATGGCTAGAAAGAAACTTGGCAATCAGAATCCTACTCAATCGGTAATTTTAAAGTACGTCAAGAAAAATTCAAAAGCAAAAGAAGCGATTGAGCTCTATGAGCGAACCGGGTTATCGTGCTATTCTTGGCAGATAAACCTATTGACCCCTATGATGGCCGTTGACAAAGATGGTCTATGGGTTCATCAGAAGTTTGGTTATTCTATCCCACGGCGAAATGGGAAAACGGAAGTTGTTTACATTTTTGAGATATGGGCACTTCATGATGGCATGAACATCCTACACACGGCTCACAGAATATCTACTTCACACTCATCTTTTGAAAAGGTTAAAAAGTACCTTGAAAAAATGGGGTATGTTGAGGGGGAAGATTTTAGCTCAATTCGTGCTAAAGGTCAAGAGAGGATAGAGCTTTTCAAGAGTGGCGGTGTTATCCAATTTCGTACCAGAACTTCAAACGGTGGTTTGGGGGAAGGTTTTGACCTTCTCTTTATCGATGAGGCTCAGGAATATACGACTGAGCAGGAATCAGCCTTGAAATATACGGTAACGGATAGTAGCAATCCTATCACTATTATGTGTGGAACACCTCCAACACCAGTTTCAAACGGGACGGTATTCACAAACTACCGTAAGACTTGCCTGTTTGGTAAAGGAAAATACTCTGGTTGGGCGGAATGGTCGGTCTCTGAGGAAAAAGAGATTGATGATGTCGAAGCCTGGTATAACTCCAATCCCTCTATGGGCTACCATTTGAATGAGCGGAAGATAGAAGCCGAGCTTGGTGATGATAAGCTAGACCATAATGTTCAGCGTTTGGGTTATTGGCCTGAATACAACCAGAAATCTGCTATTTCGGAAACGGAATGGAATGAGTTGTGTGTGGACTCTATGCCTGATTTGTCAGGTAAGTTGTTTGTCGGAGTCAAATATGGTCAAGATGGTGCAAACGTGGCATTAAGTATTGCTGTTCGTACGGTAGATGAGCGGATTTTTGTTGAGACAGTTGACTGTCAGTCAGTCCGTAACGGGAATGACTGGATCTTGGATTTTGTCAAGCGTGCCGATGTGGCTACTATCGTAGTCGATGGGGCAAGCGGTCAGAAAATCCTTGATGAAGAGTTGAAGAAGGAACGCATGAAGAGCGTGATATTGCCAACGGTCAAGGAAATCATCGTGGCTAACTCGATGTGGGAGCAGGGGATTTATCAAAAGACCTTGTGCCATGCTGGTCAACCGTCTTTGAAGAAAATCACAACCAACTGTGAGAAGAGGAACATCGGTTCAAACGGTGGGTTTGGCTATCGCTCGCATTTTGCAGATATGGATATTTCTTTGATGGATAGCGCCTTGCTTGCGCATTGGGCTTGTGTGACAACTAAGCCTAAGAAAAAGCAAAAAATCAGTTATTAAGAAGAGCGGTTGAGAGACTGCTTTTTTTGATGCCTAAAAAATTACCGAACTGCCGGGGAAGCAGGAGAAAGGAGACATGAAGATGTCTGAATTTAAAACGATTGAAACACAGGAAGAGCTAGATAATATCGTGAAGGAACGTATCAGACGTGAACGTGAAAAATTCGCTGATTATGATGATCTCAAGAAACGTGTTTTAGAACTAGAGTCTGAAAACAGTGCTTTGAAATCTACTGTTGAAGATGATAAGCAAACCAGAGCAGGATTAGACGCTCAAATTACTGAATTGCAGGGGCAAGTGAGCAATTATGAAACTGCTAGCTTGCGAACTCGTATCGCTTTACAAAATGGCTTGCCTTATGACTTGGCTGACCGTCTTCAAGGTGCTGACGAAGAGGCATTGAGGGCTGACGCTGAGCGTCTAGCTAGCTTTATGCGTCCAGCAACACCTCCAGCGCCACTAAGAGATACTGAGCCCCCTATCGGTGATGACAAAACTATGCAAATGAAGCAAATGCTTCGAGATTTACAACCAAAAGGAGAATAGAAAATTATGGCAGATAATGCAACGAAAGCTGGAACACTTTTTAAACCAGAATTAGTAAAAGAATTGATTAGCAAAGTGCAAGGACGTTCTGTTCTTGCAAAACTCTCATCTCAGACACCAATTCCATTTAACGGTGTGGAGCAATTTATCTTCAATCTTGAAGGAAATGCTCAAATTGTTGGCGAAGGTGAACAAAAGCAAGCTGGTAAAGCTAAAATCACTTCCAAAGTAATCAAACCGCTTAAATTCGTTTATCAAGCTCGTATCACAGATGAGTTTAAATATGCTTCGGAAGAAAAACAAATGAGCTTCTTGTCAGCATATATGGACGGATTCGCTAAGAAGATTGCAGAAGCCTTTGACCTTGCTGCTCTTCACGGTTTGGAACCAAAAACAATGACAGATGCTTCTTTCCGTGCGACCAACTCATTTGACGGATTGATTACTGGGAATATTGTAAATTATGATGAAGCGCATATTGATGACAACATTGATACTGCAGTTCAAACAATTGTAGCAAAAGGTGGGGAAGTGACAGGTATCGCCTTGTCACCAACGGCAGGTCAAAACTTGGCTAAAATTAAGGTTAACGGTGTTGTTCAATATCCTGAGTTCCGCTTTGGTCAAAATCCTGATTCATTCTACGGCATGAAATCAGATATCAACAAGAATCTTACTGTCACTGGTGGTACTGCTGAAACAGACCACGCTATTGTAGGGGATTTCCAAAACCGCTTCAAATGGGGTTATGCTGAAAATATCCCGATGGAAATCATTGAATTCGGTGATCCTGATGGTGCTGGTCGGGACCTTAAAGCCTACAATGAAATCTGTTTGCGTGCGGAAGCCTTTATCGGTTGGGGTATCCTTGATGAAGATGCCTTCGCTCGTGTGAAAGCGTAAGTTTTATGGCTTTATACCGTGATACGAAAACGGGCGTGATTATCTCCGCTGAGAGTGTTCTTGGCGGAGATTGGGTGCCTGTGGAAGATACGGCACCAAGCGGAGGAGATATGACCGTAGCGGAATTGAAGTCTAGTTTGGATGAATTGGGCATTGATTACGATAAAAGTCTGAAAAAATCCGATTTGGTAGCCTTGTACGAGGAAAACAAGGGTTAAGCTATGGGAAATTTTGCAAAGATTGAAGACTTGGAATTGTTGTGGCGCTCGTTGAAATTTGATGAGCGTGCAAGGGCTGAGGCTCTATTGGAAGTTGTATCTAATTCTTTGCGAGTTGAAGCTGAAAAAGTCGGTAAAGACCTTGACGATATGGTGGCGGAAAGCGTGTCATTCGCTAGTGTTGCCAAGTCTGTCACGGTCGATATCGTGGCACGGACCTTAATGACCTCAACGGACCATGAACCGATGACTCAGGTATCTGAGAGTGCTTTGGGTTATTCGTTTAGTGGCTCTTACCTTGTTCCTGGAGGCGGTCTCTTTATCAAAGACACCGAACTTAAAAGGCTTGGTTTGAAGAAAAAACAACGATATGGAGCGATTGAAATTTATGACCTACCTAAAAGGAATCCCTGTCATTTTAGTGGACAAGGTAGAAACTGGTAACGATGATTTCGGTCATCCAATCTATCGTGATGTTGAGATTGAGGTTCAAAATGTATTGGTAGCGCCAACTTCATCAGAGGACGTCATCAATCAAATGAACTTGACTGGGAAAAAGGCGGAATATACACTTGGTATTCCTAAAGGGGATACTAATAAGTGGGAAAATCGTGAGGTAAAGTTTTTTGGTCGAAAATGGCGGACAATCGGCCTTCCTCAAGAGGGGATTGAGTCAATGATTCCATTGTCTTGGAATAGAAAGGTAATGGTCGAAGTTTATGAGTGATATGAAATTCCAATTAAACCCAGCTGGCGTGTCTGCTTTGCTACGTTCTTCCGAAATGCAGGGCATTTTGAGAGAAAAGGGGCAAGGGATTGCAAGCCGAGCTGGTGAGGGGTTTGAATTGACCGTATCGCCAGGGCAGAAGCGTGCCAATGCAAAGATTAGTACGACTGACATCAAGAGCATGGTCAGAAATAAAAAACATAATATTTTACTGAAGGCTATGAGATGATCGAATTAGTTATAAAGAAATTTTTGGACGGACAGTTAGATGTTCCGTCTTTTTTTGAGCATAAACCGAAAATGCCTGAAAGTTATGTCATTTTAGAAAAGACTGGAAGCGGTGGAAGCGACTACGTTCATTCCGCCACATTCGCTTTTCAAAGTTATGCACCATCACTCGAAAAGGCTGCTGAGCTGAATGAGAAAGTCAAGAAAGTAGTTGAGAATCTCATTACAGTCAACGAAGTCAGCGGTGTGCATCACAATAGTGACTACAACTTTACAGACACGGAAACGAAGCAATATCGCTATCAAGCGGTATATGACATTAATTATTTTTAAAAAGGAGGTGTAGTTTTGGCGCCAGAATTAGAAGCACCAGAAGTAAGAACACCAAATGCAGAATCAACAGGAGGAAAGAATATGACGACTGCATCAGCATCAAATGTAACGGCTGCTAAGCCTAAAATTGGAGGAGCAGTATCTACTGCACCAACTGGAACAAATCTACCACTAAATGCCAAAACAGTATTGGATGCTGCATTTAAAACGCTAGGTTACATTTCAGAAGATGGGGTGACCAATGAGAACTCGCCAGAAAGCGAAGTAGTTAAAGCGTGGGGCGGACAAACAGTCTTGTCTTCTCAAACTGAAAAAAAAGACACCTTCAAATACAAATTGATTGAAGGTCTGAACGTTGAAGTCTTGAAAGAAGTGTATGGGCCAGATAACGTTTCAGGAACGCTTGAAACAGGTATCACTGTCAAAGCTAACGGTAAAGAATTGCCAGAACATAGCTTGGTTATTGATACATTGTTGAAAAACGGCTATGCAAAACGTGTTGTGATTCCTCGTGGTAAGGTGAGTGAAATTGGCGAAATCAGCTATAAAGACGGCGAACCTATCGGCTATGAATTGACGATCACTGCATTACCAGACAATAGTGAGAACACTCACTACGAATACATTCAAGGAGCGTAAAATAGATGAGTAAAACATTCAAAGGGGAAACGAAGTCAGGTTTTAAATTCGAAATTTCTGAGCGTCGTTTAAATAACTATGAATTGTTGGAATTGATTGGTGAAGTTGACGAAGGACAAGGTCAAGTCTTTCCTAAAGTTGTAAAACTTTTATTCGGAGATGAGCAAGCCAAGGCTTTTAAAGACCATCTAAGAGAAGAAGATGGCATCGTGCCAAATGATAAAATGGCAGATGAAATCAAGAGTGTTTTTGAATCAGTTAACGGCTTAAAAAAATCCTAGTCCTCGCTCAGATGATTAATTTGGACGAAGATGTCCTTGTCTGTGACTTGGCGGAAACCTACCAGATATACGACTACAAACAGCTACCTTTAAATCAGGTGGCTGTTTTTGCGTATGGTTTGCGCGACGATTCACGGATAAAGCAGATCATGTCTGACCAAATCGTCCCTCTTGAAACGACGTTACTTGCAAATATCGTAGACAGACTGTCTCTTTCTTTGTGGTTGCAAACCAAGGATGGCCAAAAGGGTGTTAATCGCCCGACATCAATCGCTGAATTGCTAACAAAAAATCACAAAGAAGAGAGTGACGAAAGGGATTATCTCGTCTTTGAATCTGGTGAGGACTTTGAAAACTATCGCAAGGTTTTACTTGCGAAAACAGGAGGTGAGGAATAGTGGCGACCGAATTAGGAAAAGCCTATGTACAAATCATTCCATCCGCTAAAGGCATTAGTGGCATGATTCAAAAGGAAATGGGTGGTGAAGTTGCCTCAGCTGGCGTTAGCGCAGGTGAATCCCTCGGATCTAAAATGATGGGCGCTGTTTCAGGAGTTATTGCTGCTGCTGGAATTGGTCAGGCAATCGGAGCATCAATAAATGAAGGTGCTGCTCTTCAACAATCGCTTGGTGGTATCGAAACCCTATTTAAAGGCTCAGCCGATAAAGTCAAAGGCTTTGCGAACGAGGCCTACAAAACAACAGGTCTATCAGCCAATGCCTATATGGAAAATGTTACAGGCTTCTCAGCTAGCTTGTTGCAGTCGCTAGGTGGAGATACAGATAAGGCAGCAGAAACAGCTAACATGGCTATGATTGATATGTCAGACAATGCTAATAAGATGGGGACATCTATGGAAAGCATCCAGCTGGCTTATCAAGGCTTCGCCAAGCAAAACTACACCATGCTCGACAACTTAAAACTCGGTTACGGTGGTACGAAACAAGAAATGCAACGGCTTTTGTCCGACGCAGAAAAACTGACAGGCGTTAAGTATGACATGAATAACTTGTCAGACGTTTATAGTGCCATCCACGCCATTCAAGAGAATTTAGATATCACTGGTACTACAGCGCGAGAGGCAGCAACAACTTTCACCGGATCATTTGAATCCATGAAGGCAGCTGCTCAAAATGTGCTTGGGAAGTTATCTTTGGGTGAGGATATCCAGCCTGCTTTACAAGCCTTAATGGAAACGACATCCACATTTCTCTTTGGAAATCTAATTCCGATGATTGGAAATATTTTGAAGCAAATTCCTAACCTTATTTTAGGAGGAATCAAGGGTGTTTTCAGTGGAATCTTTGGCGAAGGTCTAGGAAGTATCATGGGTGGTATCGTTACCGCTCTTGGTTCTGCATTTTTAGCTTTTAAAGCATTTTCGGCAGTCTCGGGATTGCTATCTGGAATACCTGCTGTCTTAACGACAATTAAAACAGCAGTCACGGGTCTATTTACTGCTATGAGTGCCAATCCAATCGGAATTGCAATCGCTGCGATTGCTGCATTAACTGCAGGCTTGGTTTATTTCTTCACTCAAACTGAGATGGGGAGACAAATCTGGCAAGGCTTCATGGATTGGTTCTCTGGTGTGTGGCAGTCTGTCGCACCAGTCTTGACCGAAGTTTGGAATGGTATTGTTGAAACAGCAACAACCGTCTGGAACAATATGATGGCTGTTGTTGCTCCGATTATCCAAGCAGTTGTTGATTTTATTAGGTCTGTTTGGGACGGTATTTCACTATGGTGGACTGAAAATCAAGGTTTGATTCAACAAACGTTCACAACGGTTTGGAACGCAATCCAGACAGTTATTCAGACGGTTATGCCGATTATTCAGTCCATTATTGAAACCGCAATGAATATCCTTGCTCCTTTCATTGAAGCGACGTGGAACAATATCTGCACGGTAGTAACAACAGTTTGGGAATTGATTAAGATTGCTATTCAGACGGCTATGGATGTTATCAGTGGCGTCATAAAAGCAGTCATGGCTATCATCAATGGTGACTGGGGCACAGCTTGGAATGCTATAAAGGGTGTTGGTGAGGCCATCTGGAAAGGGTTGTCTGCTGCAGGTAAGGCTATCTTTGATGGCTTTGCTCAGATATTATCTAACATCTGGAACACTATCAAATCTGTCGCAAGCAGTGCTTGGGAAGGGTTGAAATCAACTGTCTTAGGTCTGATTGATGGACTTGTCCAAGGCGCTCAGCGAGCATGGGAAAGTATGAAGCAAGGTGTTAGTGACCTTGTAAGTAATGTTACGAGTATCTTTGATGGCATTCGAAACATTGACCTATGGGAAGCAGGTAAGGCTATCCTTGATGGATTCCTAGGCGGTTTGAAATCTGCATGGGACTCGGTAACTGACTTCGTTGGTGGTATTGCTGGTTGGATTGCTGACCACAAAGGTCCAATTGAGTATGACCGCAAACTCTTGATTCCTGCTGGTAATGCGATTATGCAAGGTTTGGATAGAGGGTTGCAAGACCGTTTCAAAGGTGTTAAGAAATCTGTCAGTGGAATGGCTGGTGAAATCTCAAACGTATTTTCAAATGATGATTTTGGTTTGAGTGGAACACCGACTATTGCCAAGAATCTTGAAGCAAGCTTGGCCATGCCAAACGCTCAAATCGAGGCAAAAGACAGTCAAACCGTGTCTGAGATAGCGATTCTGAGAGCAAGTATGGAGAAGATCCTTACTGCTATCCTTGAAAAGCCGTCAGATACTTATCTGGACGCTGATAAAATTTCAATGAGCGTCTATCAACGTCAAGGTGCAATTTACGCTAGGGAGGGAATTTAATGGAATACATGATTATCAATGGTTTCAATACTTCAACCATTCCTAACTGCGTGGTGACAGATTTTGGCGAGGTGGAGGCTGCTAAACCTAAAGTTTCAGAAACAGCTACCCTATTTGGGGTTAACGGGAATTACCGTGTCTTGGACGGTGCTTATGAGAGTTATGAACGAACATTTGCATTTTACCTTCCAAGGACGGTAGACCCGTCTAAAATCGTTGAGAGATTCCAACCAAATGATAATACGCTAGAGTTTAGCTACCAACTAGGCTCTATTTTTTATGCTGACTTCGTCGGTGCTAAATACAAACCTCAAGGAATGCACGGCTGGAAACTAGAAATCAAGCTGAGTATGCAACCCTTTCGCTATCAAAAATCTGTTGAACCTCTGGTCTTCACGTCAAGTGGAAACATCAACAACCCAGGCTCTGTCTATAGCGAGCCTGTGATTGAGATTGAAGGAGACGGAGATATTTCTCTAACCATCGGACGGACAATCATGCACTTGACCATTAGAAGAAAAGTGACCATTGATTGCAGGCATAAGAAACAGAATATCTACAATGCAGATGGTGCGGTTCAAAATACGCTACGAAAGCGTGGAGGCTTCTTTGAATTGGCAGTTGGTAATAACGGTCTGGTCTTTACTGGTGCGGTTCGTAAGGTCACGGTTAGGCCGAATTGGAGGTATATCTTATGATTTATCTTACTGAGGGTAATACGCCTTTAAACGAGGCCTACAATGATGAAATCGTCCAGGAGCGGAACAATACCTATCAACTGACCTTTCGTTTTCCTACATCAGATCCCAAGTGGGAATTGCTGAGAGAGGAAACTTTTCTGACTGCTGATGACCTGAATGGTGAGCAGGATTTTTATATTTTTGAGGTTGAAAAGCAACAAGGATATATCCAAGTCTACGCTAATCAGGTTATCAGTCTGTTAAATAACTACATCGTCAGCTCTATCGATGTGGATCGTGTCAGTGGGACAAGGGTCTTGAGTGCATTGGCTGGTAGTATTACCAGAGCCAATCCATTTTCTTTTTTCTCGGATATTGACGACAGGCATACGCTCAACATCAAGGACAAGAATGCTATGGAGGTCTTGGCCAAAGACAAGCACTCTATCCTTGGTCAATGGGGCGGAGATATGGTGCGAAATGGCTATAACTTACGCTTGTTGAAGAATGGCGGTTCTGAAAATGAATCGCTTTTTATGTACAAGAAAAACCTGTCTAGCTACCAGCATAAGACCTCAACGAAATCGCTGAAAACTCGGATAACCTTTAAAACGACTGTTAAAGGTGAGGGAGAAAAGGCACCTGACGTTGATTATGTAGTGGTGATTGATAGTCCCTTGCTTGGGAAATACAGCCAAATCTATGAAGCAGTTGTTGAGGTCAATGATCAGAATGTCAAAGACCAAGCTAGCTTGATTGAATACGGTAAGCAGTATTTTCGGACGAGTATGTGCGATATGCTGGAAGATAATCTTGAAATCTCAGTTGTCGGTCAGAGCGATGTAGCGGTTCGGATGTTCGATGTTGTCAGTATCTACCATGAATGGTATGGTCTTGATGTTCGTAAGAAAATCACGAAATACACCTATTCACCAATGGCGAAACGTCTAAAATCAATTGGTTTTGGGACGTTCCAGTCAAGTCTTGCGAATGCGATAGGTGGGATTGTAAATGATGCCGTTTTGAATGAAAGTCGAAATCTACATAAGATTTTTGAAGAACGTTTGAAAAAGGAAATCGCAAACGCTGACCGTGCTTTTGACGCTGAGTTTGCCAAGCGTGAGAAAGCTATCACGGATGCCATCGAGCAGTACAAGGCTAAGGCGGAAGAAATGGGCGCCAAGATTCATGAAGAAATGGAGAAAGAGCGTCCTGAGTTCGTGAAGCGTATCCGTGAGGAGCTGATGAGTGGCGCTGACTCAATCGCTGAACTGAGCAAGAAACTGGAACAGGTTAGCGAAACTGCAAGGGTCAATGCGAGTCTGATTGGTGGGGACGGAAATACCCAGTACAATAAAAACCGTCTCAATGGTGGCACGGCTAAGAAAATCAGTTACGGAATGGATTTTGTGGAAGTCGGTCACAACGGAGAGGGTTTCGAACTTGGCAAGCAGTACGTCATCAGCTGGTCAGCAACCTGTACACCTTACGGCAAAACAGATGTGACTGTGGTAGTCAATAAGAATCCGTTTTATGGCGGACACGTCCATTTAGCGCCTGCTAATTCAGTCATGCCAGCGATTGACAAAGACCTTGTTCAGAAAGAGGAGCAGGTCTTGGCGGTCTACTACGGTGCCTATCGTCTGACTTTCTCAGGGGACTGGTATCAAGATTTAGAGCAGTCTGTAACTGTTGACAATCAGACAAGACGGATTGAACTAGCGCCAGTCTACAAGACGGTTGCTGATGGACAAAATTCAAGATATGACGGAAGTTGGAACGAGAGTCCAACTTTTATTTTTGACGGAGGAAGAACATGACGGAAACAATCCCAATAAGGGTACAACACAAGCGCATGTCAGCACAAGACTGGGCAAGTAGCACTCTGGTCTTACTCGATGGTGAGTTAGGTGTTGAGAGTGATACGGGTAAGGTTAAGGTCGGAAATGGCCGTGACCGATTCTCAGCTCTTCAATATCTAACTGGTCCCAAAGGTGACCGTGGTGACCGTGGCGAAACAGGGCCAAAAGGAGCGGACGGTGTTATGCGATTCGAGAACCTGACAAGTCAGCAGAGAGAGGGCTTGCGAGGAGATAACGGTCATAGCTTAAATGCCAATGTTCGTATTGAGGGAAGCTATCGAAACGGTGCGACTAGTCAGTTGAATTTGATCGCAGACGTCTACTATGACGGGACTCGGTTAACTAGTGGCTATACTGTTGATTATTACTACCGTGGTTTTGGGAATAATAACTGGCAAAGCTTGCTGAGCCAAACGCCTGACGCGAACGGTAAGTTTGGCCAGTGGAATGCTTCTCAGCGTTCAGGAGGTTGGCTTGAGGTCTACATCGTTATAACGTACAACGGCATTAAAGCAGCTGCTAGCACACGACTTGATAATGTTAGCGACGGTGCAACAGGCCCAGCTGGTGCACGAGGCGCTGATGGCGCTAGAGGAGCAGATGGAGCGCCTGGTCAAAATATCATCAACCAGAATGGTGGGGAACCAATGAAATATTGGTCTGGAACAAGGTCTCAATATGACGCGATTGCCAACAAAGATAGTAATACTATCTATGATATCTACAGTAGTACGTAGGAGGTAGTATGGCTAGAGAAGGAATTTATGTGGGTGGTAAGGAAGTTGTTGAAAGATATATAGGAGATAAGCTAATCTGGAAAAAATACAGATTTCGAATTGTAAACACTTTGTCATTGACTATATTAAATATTAACTATCAGTCAGCTACTTTAGACTTTTACACTCGATTCTCGTACCGATATGTAGGATTAAACTCAGGGTACTACTATTTGAGGATAGAAGAAAAGTTCGTCAAAGTATATGCCTATAATTTATCAACACCTAATCCATCTTTTGTGTTTTTACTAGATCAAAATGAAGATGCAGGAGTAGATGAAGCAAGCAAGCGTCAAGCTTTATCTGATTTGACACGAAACTGGTTTAGAGATGATTATAAAGATATTGTTTTATATGACAGAATGAGGTAACACATGGACATAACCATTCAAAACGTTCGTTCGCCTGCTCTTGAGCATAGCGGGAGGTATTATAAGGTCTTTCAGCCACGTACACGAGATGAACTGTTAAAACTCCATCATATGGGCTGTGTGGGTGACACGGTGCTAACGGATATCCAACTGGAGCAGGGAGATTTCCCTACTAGCTTCGTGGAGCCTACTGTCACGCAACGTACTTTGTCAGGTCTCTTCAAGGATATGCGTTCTATTGAACTGGAATTGAGAGATCCAAATAGCACTCTCTGGGGCAAAATCCAGCAGAACAATCAAGGGGCGCTGACCCAGTTCTTTGATACAAATGTCAAGAGCGCCATCGCACAGACGGCCAAAGAAATCAGGCAGGAAGTGCGAGATGCTGCTAACAGTGCGAGGGTTGATGTGACATCGGAAGGTGTGACCATTGGCTCTACTACTCTAACGGGCGAGCAGTTAGCCTCTACCATTTCGACCAGTTCGAAAGGAGTTGATATCATCGCTCCGAAAGTCAGAGTAAAATCCGACATGATTGTGGATGGTGCGGTAACTGCCGGGAAGTTAGCGGCTGGCTCTGTGACTGCTGAAAATATTCAAGCTGGAGCCATCACAGGCGATAAAATCAGCGTAGATGATGCCTTGATTCGGAACCTGACCGCTAGAGATGCCTTGATTGACAAGTTGACATCTAAGGAAATCTTCACAACTAAGATTGAATCTGTTGTGTCTAGCTCAACCTTCTTACAAGCCTTCCAAGGCGAAATTGGAGGTTTCACCTTGGGTCAGTTTGATAATGGAGGCGGTCGCTGGATTTCTGGAGTAAACCAATTCTCAGTTGGTATGGGGAATGGAGCTGGTGGCGGTACTAAGACAGCTTTCTGGGCCAATTGGGGCAATAACTGGAACCAAGCAGGACCGAACTCTTGGCATGTGGACACAGATGGGCAGATGTATTGTAAGAATACAGTTAGTTTTTATGGGAAAGTTGACTTTTCTGGCTCTACAAACGTTAATTTCTACAGCAGGATTAATGCTGCCAAAGGTATCTGGACAGGAAATGCAGATGTTTATGGTGCTGGGTCAAATCCAGCTGGAGGAGAGAATGCCGTCGTCTGGTGGAATCAAATCACTACAGCAAAATGGAGAGGCTATGCAGGTATTACTTCGAGTTCAGATAGACGCTTGAAAGAAAATATTAAAGAGAGTCCAGTTAATGCCTTGGATAGAATCCAAGCATTGAACATGGTCTCTTTTGATTTCATCGAGAGCCAGAAGCATGAAGAGGTTGGTTTGATTGCGCAGGAAACTCAGAAGGTAGTACCTGAAGCAATTGAAATAGATGAAGTAACATCTTATCTGTCTATCAACTATTCAAAATTCGTACCCTACTTGCTGAAAGCTGTCCAAGAACTAGACCAAAAAATCAAAGAAATGGAGAAACTACATGGATAATCACACAATCGACAAGCTAGTCGCTGAGTCGCTCGCTAACAGCTTGACAGAAGGCGAATTGAATCGTGCGTATTTAGAGGCATACTATACGCTTGCTTTGACTGAATTGCAGGCCTTTAAAGCCGTGCTGGAATATGAACCAGCACTTAAAGAACTATTTGAAGAAACACAAGCTAAAATGAAAGGAAATAACGCATGACTTATAAATTAACAGGAAGCCCGATTTTAAAAGGGGAGAAAAACGTCACAATCGTAACGATTGAGAAAGAAGAACCTGGACGCTACAGCTATGAGCGTGTGGAATTGCCAGGCAATCGCACGAATGATAATGAAGAGGTTTTGGTTCAAGCAGTTCTTGACTTCATTCGCACAGAACTTGACCCAACGAGCGCTCTTGTACAGGCTCAGGCTAAGTTAGAAGAAACTCACGTTAAGCTTCAAGAGACTGAACAGAAATTGGCACAAGCAGAAGCTAAGCAGACGGCCACAGATCAAGCAGTTAAGCAGAACAAGACTGAAAGCGACCGTTATGGGAAAATCATCCATGCGGTCGTTTTAAATGCCGTAGCAGGCAAGACAATCGCCTATGGGACTAACTACAAAGAATTGGTTGAGTTGATTCCACTTGCTGAAGTTGGTAAGCATTATATGCCACACGACTTAATCACGATTGAAGACCCTAACCATGCGGAAGTGAATGGCGAAGGTAAGCGCATCTTGATTCAACTTAACCGTGAATTCACGTATAATGGCGAACCAGTCAGCGATTTCGCTCGTAATGGTCGTCTTGAACTTGACGGAACAGGCGCAGCATGGAAGTTTGAACCTAAGGAATAGTGAGGTGTTGAATGGCAGAATTTGAACGTTTAATTGTACAAATTTTCCTCTCTCTCATTCCTGTTGTCGGACTTTATTTCTCAATGAAAGACCGAGCAACCAAACAAGAAAATCGTCTCACGGTTTTAGAAAAAGATATCGAAAATCTGAATGAATTTAAAAGATCTGCAAACAAAAGACTAGATAACCATGATGAACAGAACAAGGCTATTTTAGTTCTTGCGGAACAAGTTAAATCGCTAGGTGAAGATGTCAGAGAGTTGAAAACGTTGATTCAGAGCAAAAGCTAAGAAAGGGGCTCAGAATGGTCTGTAATCTCAATACGACCAATCTTGCTCAAGTTGATGGCGGTTACCTCATTAAGCAAGGTGATGTGGCTTCTACCTTTGGATTTGTCCTTTTGGACGAAGATTATCGATCCGTCCCCTCTCTGGAGGGGGAGGTGGCGGTCGTTAGTCTGACAATGGATAAATACCAGTTGAAGAGGAAGGTAACTGTCACGAACTCAGGCGTGAATTTTAATCTGGATGCTATCTTGCCCGTCGGGAAATACCGCTTAGAGATTAGCGCTGGCGGATATATTTTCCCGAGCGACAAAACGACGCACATCAAGATAGTGGCTTCAGATAAAGAATTGGTCACAGAGGAAGTCCATGCTCTCAAAGAGCTGGATATCGCAGAAGAAGTTAAAAAACAACTTGCAGGTAGAACTGCAAGCGAAGGTGGGGCATGTCAGGAAATACCTGATTTGCTTTTTTACTACAATCTAGGAAAGGTGTGAAAATATGGACACAAGTAAACTAATTGCATTTGCTCAAGCAGTTGGGGTTGATATCAAGGAATTGAAGCAACTACTCAATGGCAAGATTGACAATGCTACATTAACGCAGGCTATCGAACAAGCTAAAACCGCAGTCAAGAATGACATTTTAGGCGATGGAGTGCCTGAAAATCTTGACACACTGAAAGAGATTGCTACGGCGATCGCAGGCATGAGTGGCGATACTGAAGGTGCAGTCGTGCAAAAATTGGCTGATCTTGGCCGTCGTATTGACGAGTTTGCAAACCTCGACCTTGTCTCAACTTATAACGCAGCGAAAGCGTGATTGCTATGAGCAATTTTGAGGAATTCGCTCAAGCGGTTGGCCGTGATGTGAAGGCGCTGAACCAAAAGCCTGAACCAAGGCTGACATTGACAGGAAATACCCTCGGCATCGCTGGGGGTAATAATGTCACTCTACCGCTACCTGAAAACGTAGGGCATGAAATCCGTGGAACAGGATCACCAGAAGGCCGTATCACAGCCGAAATCGGTACGACCTATGTGGATGTTAACGTGACGAACGGTGCTCTCAAGTGGATTAAAGAAAAAGGCAGTGGCAATGCTGGTTGGCGTGTTTTGATTGGTGATACAGGTTGGAGAACGTTAAACAGTGTCTCTAGAGCAGGAAACTCGTTCATTAAAATCAGACGAGTAAACAATCTTGTGACTTATCAATTTGGCGGACTTTCATGGGGTTGGTTTGGAGTTGGTAGACGAGGTGGGCCTGGATTTGTAAGACATAACAGTAGTGGCGACAAAGGGGCTAAAGTGTTAGGTCCTGGTGGAATACCTGCAGGATTTAGGAGTGAGGCGTCACTGATTGGTGGAATTTATAATGACGCTGGGAAGCCGTATGGGATATGGTATCTCGGAGGAGTAACCGACTCAAACTTCATACAATTTACATTTAATGACCCTATCCCCACAGATAAAGATATTGGAGATATACGAGTAAGTGCTATCTCATACTTGACAGATGAGGCTTGGCCTACAACATTACCATAAGAAAGGAAAAATATATGATTAATTGGAAACTACGATTAAAAAATAAATACTTTTGGCTGACTGCCATTCCAGCCTTCTTGCTTGTCTTGCAAGCAAGTGCAGCAGTCTTTGGATATCATCTAGATTTGGGTGATATCGGCAACAAGCTGATTTTGCTTGTCAATGCGGTGTTCGTGTTCTTGACTGCTATCGGTTTGGTCAATGACCCAACCACAAGCGGAATCACAGACAGCACACGAGCGCTAGAATACAAGAAACCAAGTGAGGAATAGGCATGGATATCGATACAAGCAGACTACGTACGGACTTGCCGATTGTTGGGTTTGAGCCTTTCCGTCAAGTACATGCCCACTCAACAGGCAACCGAAACTCAACCGCTCAGAATGAAGCAGACTACCACTATAGAAAGGACCCTGGACTTGGGTTCTTTTCTCATGTCGTTGGAAATGGCCGTGTTATGCAGGTAGGTCCTGTAAACAAGGGAATGTGGGACGTTGGTGGCGGTTGGAATGCTGAGACCTATGCAGCAGTTGAATTGATTGAAAGCCATTCAACTAAAGAAGAGTTCATGACAGACTATCGCCTCTATATCGAATTGCTACGAAATCTAGCAGATGAAGCAGGTTTGCCGAAAACGCTTGATACAGACGACTTGGCAGGTATCAAAACGCATGAATACTGTACAAATAACCAGCCGGATAACAGTAGCGACCACGTCGACCCTTACCCATATCTTGCTAAATGGGGTGTTAGCCGTGAACAGTTTAAGCGAGACATTGAGAACGGCCTAGGCGCCGAAACAGGCTGGCAGAAGAATGATACAGGCTATTGGTATGTATACTCAGACGGCTCTTATCCAAAAGACAAGTTTGAAAAGATTGACGGCACCTGGTACTACTTTGACGGGTCAGGCTACATGCTTGCAGACCGCTGGAAGAAGCACTCTGACGGCAACTGGTACTACTTTGACCAATCAGGCGCAATGGCGACAGGCTGGAAGAAGATCGCTGACAAGTGGTACTACTTTGACGCAGAAGGTGCTATGAAGACGGGTTGGGTCAAGTATAAAGATACTTGGTACTACCTAGACGGTAAAGACGGTAACATGGTATCTAATGAATTCGTCAGAGCAGGTCAAGGCTGGTATTACATTAAACCAGACGGAACAATGGCAGATAAGCCAGAGTTCACAGTAGAGCCAGAAGGCTTGATTACAATTAAATAATTTAAAAAATAAAATGAAAGGAAAACTTTTCTAAAATGTTCTTTCACCGCAAGCTTAGGCTTGCGGTTTTTTTGTTTGCTCTTTTCAAAAATTGTGCTATAATGTTCTCAGGTTGTATTTTAGTTCTTGATTAGTAAGAATAAGGTATATCCGCACTCAACCTCTTGATGAGGTGGCGCCCGATTCGGGCGCATTTTTTTGTTTAGAAAAAAATTTAAAAAAGTTGAAGAAAAGTGTTGACAATATATAACAAATGTTATATACTATACTTGTAAGATAAATAATCAAAAAACGGAGGAACTTACAATGAAAAACGGACACATGATTCTTGGACAACGCTACACAAATGCGATTCGCAACGAAGCTGGAACATCAACTAAAATGTTCAATCTTTCTAAGAAGATAGTCGAATTTCCTGATAACAACTTGCAAGAGATTCACGAAGCGCTTTATGGATTGTTATATGCAGGATATGATATCAGCAATATGCGCGATGTGGAAGAACTTGCTAAATATGTTGATGTGAAGAAATCACACGGAAAATTGCTTGCTGTTAGCAGAGAAGATATCGAATTATATCACAGACTTTTCGTAGCAAGATTTGGGAAATAGCAATAAAAATACCCCCTCAAAAAATGAGGGGGTTTGTAAGATAAAACGGCTGACAGAGTAATCAGCCTTAGAAAGAGTATACCATGAAAGTAGATACAAATCAAATTGAATGGCTTTTAGAAAATGTCAGTGGTTACCAGATCTCAAAAAAAAGCGGTGTTGCCCAGCCAACAATTTCAGCTTTAATCAATAAAAAAAGAAACATTGAAAATCTCACAATAGAGACTGGTCACAAATTGACCGAACTTGCGAATGAAATGCAGAAAATAACTTAAAAAAACAATACTTCAAAGGCCTATTTTAAGGCTTTTTAATGTAGAAAAAATTATTTAAAAAAAATTAAATTTCTTTGTGTTTTCTCTTGACAGTATATAACAAATGTTATATACTATACTTGTAAGATAAATAAACAAAAAAGAGGAAAACAAAAATGAAAAAAGTAACTTATGACAAATCAGGAATCATGAAAGAAGCTTGGAATATGTTCACACGTAATTACCAAATCTGCGACTTTGAATATGCAGACTTCTCAGAACGTGAATACTTCGAATATGCTTCATTTGCTGACTGCTTGAAAGAAGCATGGGCACATGAAAAGGAAGTTGTTGAACGTGTTAACCAAAAATACGCTGATGCTGAAATATCTGAAGAAGTAAAAGCTTGGGACTGGGCTTGCAAAAAAATGGGTGTTGCTTTCGAAATCGACGCTTACACAAAAATGACAAATGTTGAAAACATGGGAAAAGAAGCTTGGTCAGGTACAAGCGTATGGTCACTAGCTATGCGTGCAGTGAAAATGCACATGGAAATTGCAGCGTAATGAGCAAAAATATGGTAAAAGATGATTTGACAAGCCAGTTTTTCGGTCGTCTTACCGTCCTTGGCGACGTTGGTAAAAGAACAAAAAATGGGAAAGTGTTGTGGCATTGTCTTTGTGAATGCGGAACAGTCACTTTTGTTCGGACGGACCATTTAAAAAATGGATCGATAACCTCTTGCGGTTGTTTGAACGAAGAAAAGAAGCGTGAGCGCTTCAAGGATTTGACTGGTTCAGAAACAGATAATTTTCAAGTAATTGATAGAGCATACTCAAAAAATCAACGCGTCTACTGGAATTGCGTTTGCAAGCATTGCGGAAATCACATCGAATTACAAAGCAATCAGATAGAGAGATATTCAAGCTGTGGTTGCAAGTATAATCACAGTACAAAAGAGCGAATGGCTGAGATATCTGATCCGAAATCACTAAGAACCAACAAACCTACTACAAAAAGCAGTACAGGCGTTCGAGGGGTATACTACAACAAGCGTAAAAAGAGATATGTTGCATATATTAATGTTGACAACAAATCAAAATATTTAGGCAGTAGCGTCTATCTGGAAGAAGCTACGAAAATTCGCAGAGAAGCAGAAATCAACTTTGGGTATAAGCAGGAACCGTGACAATCATCACGGTTTTCTATTTTGCAAAAACACGCATTTTGAACGATTAGAAACAGAAATTACAATCCTATTGTTCAAAAAAGCGTTTTCTTGAAGAATAGGAAGGAGGAATGGTAGAGTATTATTGTCAAAAATGCCATTTTGTTAATAATAGATCTGTTTTATTTTTTGATTATTGTCAAAAACGGTGTTTTGTTAATAATAAAAACAGTGAAATTAGTCACTGATACATTTGTAAACTATTAGAACTAAATTAAAACCTTCTCAACTATACGGGCAAATATGAGTATGAAAATGAATACGATGATGAATACGATTTAAAAAAATGATAGCAATTAATGAAAATGATTTTAATGGAAAATAAGTAAAAACTCAACTATTGAAAATCGATGATAACTATTTGTAAACGCTTTTCACTTATGGTATAATAAGCATTGTATTTATTGTATATGAATCTGGAGAAAAAATCAAA